TTGAGGTTGTGCTCGCGGGCGCCGCGGACGCGGATGAAGCGCTTGTACTCGGAGCGGCGCTCGGCGCTGGTCGTGGCGGGCTTGGGCTCGATGACGACGGTGATGCCGTCCCTGGTTTCCGGCCAGGGCAGAGACCGTTCGCGCGGCGGATGCTGGCGATCCGCCGCGGGTTGTAGCCTTGCGCCAGCCCGTACAGCAGCAGATCGCCGGCCTTCCCGCCGATGTCCGCGCCGAAGCGTGCCACCGACGCCTTAAACGCCTCTCGCTCGACAATGCGTTCTAGCTGGCGCAACATCTCCGCCGTCGGACTGCGGAAGTTGGCGAGTAATGCCCCGTCTTGCGCCCCAATCATGCCCCGCGCCGCTTCAATGCCGAGGCTCACGCCGTCGATTACGCCCAGCCGCGCCAACTCCGCCAATTCGTCGGTGAACTGCCCGCCGGCCGCCGCCACCATCGCCGCCGCCCGCTGAATTACGTCGCTGGCCGATGTGCTGCCCGTCTGTAGCGCGCGCGTCAACTCCGTTTCGGTCAACTGCACGCGCACGCTCAGGCCAGCCGCGCGGCGCAACCACGCCCGCGATACCAGCGCACCGAGCGCGTCACCGAGGCGGCGTAGGCGCGCGTGCCAATTCGTCTCACGCAGCGGGGGCGGTAGGTCGGTCATTCACGCGCCCCGTTCTGTGCCGGCATCGCGCCAAACCCGCCGCCGCGTTCGCCCGCGCGCACAAGCACGTTCGTCAACGCTTCGGCCTCGCTTGCGCTTTCGTCCGTCTTGCGTTCTTCCTCGATCTCCCAATTGCGCCCGCGGTCCTCAGCCAACGTCTGCTTGCTTGTCCCTAGCTGGCTTTCGATCTGCTGTTCTTGCAACAGTTCGATCCGGTTGACCGGCAGCATATCCGGCCACACCGCCACCGGCTTCTCAAACCCCATGTTCAGCACCAACCCCATGCGGTACACCGCCTCGCTGACCAACTCGCCGAACGTCTCGCGCATGTTTTCGGTCAACTGAATCTGGTCGTTGTACAGCATCCGCAGGCCGAAGTTCGTCAGGTTGCCGATTCGGTCTTTCACCGTCGCCTGATCGACCACGCGCATCTCCGCAAAGAACTGCGTCTTGACCTCGCCCAACATGCCCATGCTGGACGATAGGTCGCTGTTCATTTCGAGGTTGTAGACCTGCGCGCCTTCCGGCACAGTGAAAAAGCCGTCGATGCTCGTTTGCGCCACCATGCCGGCGTCGATGCCTGCGCCAATCGTGCGCGGATGCGCGTGGAACTTGATAATCCGTGCCGTATTCGACGCGATGAAGTTCACCGAATGGTTGAGGTCGATCATGCTGTCAGACAGCAGCGGTTGGCCGTAGTATTCCCACGGCACCGTCAACGTCGGCGCGTCCACAATCGGCGCAAACGGCCAGCCCCAGTCATCCGCGTTCAACGGCTCCCACGCCGTCTGATTCTCGCGCATCCGGTAATCGAGGATGCGCCAGCCGCGGTTGTAGTCGATCACCGTGCGGCCGTACTCGTCGTCGGTCGCGTCTATGAGGCTGATCGGCACCACGTCCTGCCGGTAATGCCAATCGCCTTCGCGCCACTGTGCGCGATACCACAGCGGCTTGACGCGGAACCCGCGCCCGCGTTCCCAGCACACCGTCATAATCGACGGGTCCAGCACCGACGCGCGGAACATGCCCTGATCGTCGACGTACAGCTTCACGAAGTTGTGCCCGGTCAACGCGCCTTCCAGCGCCAGGTCGCTGAACTGGTCCATGAATTCCAGTTCGTACAAGTCATCAACCGCCTGCTGCTGTGGGCTGTCGTCTGTTTCGTCGTCGTCCGGCGTCAAGTCGAGCTTTTCCGGCTCGCCCATGAACTCCAGCGCCTTGTTGACCGCGCGGCCGGCCAGGTTGTACTTGATGTTGTCGTTCAGCTTGCCCGGCTCCACCACCAACGGGTCAGGATGCCGTCCGAGATACCACTCGCGCCGCTTGGCAATCGCCGCCGCCCGTTCGCGCCGTTCCTTGTCAATGGCCTCGTCGGTCTGCTTCGCCCACGTCCGGTCGTTCGGATCGTACTTGCGTTCTACTGCTGGCATATCTACCCCCCGTGTCCATAAAACGGATTGGCTGCCAACTGCGGCGCAACCCGACTGTTTACCGCCATCACCGCATAGCGCGCCGCGTCACAGTTATGCACGAGTATTCCGTTCGCGAAGTACTCGTGCATCCCTTCCACTGTTAGATTGTAGACCGCGCTAGGCTTTGCGTTCGTAACGACCGCAACCACATGAACGGCTGCAATATCGTTGTTTTGAATATCTGTTGACCCGGAACACCTTACCGCATCGCTCACACGCGCGGTCCTCATCGTCAACTCCGCTTGCGCGCCGATACGCGGCTTTGCATTTGTTCGAGCAAAAGCGCCCTTGCCCGCGCGCGGCCAACGTTTTGTGTTTTCTTCCGCATTGTTCACATGTGTATTCAACCGGCTCTCGATTCTTCCACGTTGCGCGACCATGTTCTGCGTGCCATGCGCGACCTGCGTCAGATCCGTGCCATACACTCGCGTATTTTCTCGCGTGATCCATTGCGTCGCGCAACTGTTCCATGCGTTCATCGCTGATACGTTCTCGGTGAATATCGACGTGCTGGGCGCTAGTGACACAATCGAGGTTGCTCGGATCGTTGTTAAGCGGGTCGCCGTCAACATGATGAATCTCATGGCCGACAGGAATAAGCCCGTGAGTCGCTTGCCAAATCTCTTGATGCAATCGCTTGAAGCCGCGTTTCCTATCCATGTATCCGGGCGTGAAGTACATCCGATCTGCCCATTGCTTCGATTCAGGATAACGCCGATAGATGACCCCGTTAAATTCGACTTCCTCAACAACTGCGCTCCGCTTAGGCATGGGATTGCTCCGGTGATATTTTCAGTCCTCATAATTATATCACCGTATCGCAATGCGTCTAGTCTGGAATAGCCGGAGCCGCGCACATATACCGGGTGGTTCCCTGTGCCTGTAAGAATAGACCCGTCTGACAAAAACACCGTCAGCACTTTGGCGGCTTCTGCTGTCATGCCTACGTCAACAACGCGCCGCCAGCCGGCGCGGGTCATGACAAGATCGCCAATGTGTACATCAGTAATCCGAACGTTGCCACGGGCCGTCAGAACCAGCGTATCAGCCACCAAGCAACCGTGGTCGTCCTGCTTCACCGGCTCTTCCTTGCGCACCTTGTCATTCCACACGTACCCGCCGAACTCGTCTTCGGTCCGCACCGGCTGCTTGCCCGCTTCGAGGTTCATATCGCGGTCGACCAGCGCGTTACGGAACAGGAACAGCCGCGGCTTGCCATCCCCCGCCGGCGTCAACCGTTCGCTGACCGCCTGAATACCGGCCAGCACCTTTTTGTTCGCCGCCACCGTTGCGATGCCGTGCCGTGCCAACGTCGCGCGGTCTTCGGCGTCGTGATCGGCCACCGTGTACTGATACCGTTCGCCGGCGCTCAGGTCCTTAATCCGCGCGGCGTGGTCCTCGACCAACGTTTGTGTCTTGTAGATTTCGCGGTACATGTACATGCGCCCGTCCGGGTCAATGGCCCACCACTGGCAGTTACCACATACCATCGGACGCCCACCGCGCCTAACTATCAATGTGCCATTGGGGACCGTCACGCACCGCACAAAGCCGGCATAGGGCACAGCCTTTAACGGCAGTTTATCTATCTTTGCTTGTCGCGCACGATGGAAGCGGACAATGTGTACCGTTACCCCATTCGGCGCATACGGTGTAGTGCGTCTCTGCGAAGAGATAACGGACGGTGCCCCTAAGTGACAGGCCAATGTTTGCACATCGTCGGCCAGACTCTTGGATGTTGTATAGTAGGCGTCAGTCGCTATACGCTTTCCGCTTTCATCGTGCGTGCGATGGCGTCCGTCACCCAGCATGAGCCCATCAAGCAATGCGTAGAGGCTATCAACGCCCCATTCCCATACAGCGGCAGGTATCCTTTTGTCAGCGCTTAGAACCTTTCCACACAATTCGTTCAATTCATCGAAAAGGGCTGCGTGCTGAATACGGAAGTCGATAACCCCATTCTTCCCGGTTGTTTCCTGCCACGTCACGCCGAGTGTACTCAAAATCGCACGTACAGCGTCAGGATCGTGTTTCTGTGCAATACGCACGTACCTACGGGTCTGGTTAATCGACTTCACAGTCTGTTCAGACAAACATCCTTCAGAGAGCCATAAGCCGAGGAATCTGGCAAAGTCTACGCGTTTTGCGTCTAGGGTGCTTTTGCGCCCCATTCTGTTGACGCGCTCACGCCAAACCCGTTCATCACCGTCAATCACATCACGAGGGTTCCACCCCGTTGGGATTGCGCTGTCGCCGACCTGCTTAAGTAGGTCGGCCGCGTGCAGGCGCCATTTGCCACTTTTGCGATTTGCAATAACCATGCGGTGGTTCGGCGTCACGCAGAAGTTTGCGCCTTGTTCATCCGGTTCTGATAAAACCATCGGCCCCTCGTACCATTGCTCAATATAGGCGCTTGGCGTCTGCCATTCCATCTTGTGGGACGCCATATTGACCGTTGCAACGCTGTCTCCCTTGCGCAGTAGCGCGAAATTCACCCATCCTTTTTGTGTGAGTACTTCTGTTTGGTCGTCATAGCACACGAACGGGTTCGTATACCCGAAGTCGATCGACCGGATGNNCCCACTGCGTATAGACCGCGCCCTCGGCCATCACCCACCGGCCGAGCAGGTACCGCTCACGCCGCACGCCGGTCAACGCTTCCAGCCGGCTCATGTACCGCGTGCCGAGTTCCGTAATCGTGCCGTCGGCGTGGTAGTACGCCGGGTTGTCTTTGTGCGTCGTGTACAGCATCGTCAACGAATTGCGGTGCAACAGCCAGTGGTCGGGCCGGTCCGGGTTGCAATCGCCGCGCAACTGCGGATGCGGATACGCCAGCGTGCGCCCCAACCGCGAGTTCAGCAGTTCCCAGTCGTCGAGGCTGATTTCGTTCACCTCGGAGACGTAAATAATGTCCCACTCCGACGACAGCACGCGCCCCGGCCGGTCCATACCGGCGATCACCATCATGCTGCCGTTCGGATAGCGGTAGGCGTCGCGGTGCTGCCGGGTTGCGCCCTGGCATATCGGGTTATCGAAGCCCAGTACATCGCGTTCATACGTTACTAGCGCCGTCTCTGCGAGGTCCGCTTTCACCTTGCGGATAATCAGCACGCGCAGGATGGGATGCGACCACATGGCGTCTTTGATGTACGTCAGATTGTCGCGAGTCTTGCACGTGCCGACCGGCCACGAC